AAGTCCGTTCTGTCCAATTTTCCTAATCGGAAAATCTTGTTAGCGGACCACCGCAAATTTTTGATTATTATCAAAAATTTGAGGGTTAGATCATCTTGTAAAAATATTTTACAAATTATCTATCTTTCACAACGACGAGTACTCCGGGTCTCTGACCCAGAGTTTTGCGTCGAATGATTTAAATATGTATGAATAGTCTTCCGAAAGTTTCTTTTGGAAAATTCTATTCCTACAGATTTAAAGGCAGGGAAGATATGAATTAAATCATGTTCTTCTGGTCTGCCTAAGCCTCTTATTCATGTAACTAAGGTCTGGAATAACCTTTCTACTTGGGATAAGATTCTTATCATTACTGCTATTCGTATTCATAAGTCTTTGGAGTTTCCTGTTAAAACGGATCTTTCAACAATTATTAATCCTTTAACCAAGGATCAACAATCGTTTGTTGATAGTTTCTGTAAGGAAATTCCTTTGTTTATGAACAGTACAGGTCTCCGTCGGTTTAAGAATATCAAACTTCCACCTATTTCTGGTAGAAGTTTCTACCTGAATCCCCATCACATAGGGAGACAGTGAGTAGTAACCGGACCAAATGGTAAAGGGTTACTAGCTATTCTTATAGACATTACATCTTTGTCCCGAAATCCTATCATAATTGAAAAATTAGATAAGATCTCTTCTTGATGCAGTTCACAAAAAAGTGTTTCTGATCAAGGTAGAACAAGTATCAGATATTATATAGATTTACTCGGATGAAATATCCTAGAAAATCTACATAATATTTTCATAACCAATGCTACTTATCAACATAAGTCTTATCCGGCCTTAGGTCGGATTGCTCATTTTGATGACGTAGGTGGGAAGAAACGATACATTGCTCTGGGAAATTGAATGGTTCAAGGGGCTTTGAAACCCCTTCATTCAATTATTATAGCATACCTTCGAAATCTTCGTGATAACGATTGTACCTATAACCAAGATATAGTATTTAGCTGATATAAGTTAATACAAGATAAGGGTTTACCCTTATATTCTCTTGACTTATCTTCAGCAACCGACCGATTGCCTCTTCTAGTCCAAACTCAATTATTAGAGTGATTCTCTAATAACAAAGAGTTAGGAGATAATGTAAATTATGTATTGAAATCGATACCTTTTTCTATAAAAGTAAACGATAAGTTCTTAAAAGAACCTATCTTTTACTCAGTAGGACAAGGCATGGGACTATATTCGTCTTGAGCTTTAATAGCTTTGACAAATCATAGTCTCATTCGACTTTCAGCCGCCCGGCTTGGTATCCGAGCGTTTACAGATTACATTGTTCTTGGTGATGACGTTGTCATCGCCAGAAAAGAAGTGGCAATGGAATACCGCAAAGTGATAAATTCAATAGGAGTGTTCATCTCTGAACACAAATCTATTAATCCTTCTGAATTAAATGGTTTAGAATTTGCTTCTAAATTAATTAATTCTGAAGGTAATTTATCACCGCTTCCAGTCATTCTACTAAGAAAGAAAGGCCTTGTTTACAAGATCCAATTTCTTTCCCATTGTGTAGAACGACTGCTTGTTAGTGGTTTCCATGATATTCCTGATTTGGATCATTTCTTTAAAGTGGTCTTTGGACCAAAATTAAAGGATTCCCTGGGAGATTTATTTTGTCGCTATTTTGTATTTTCGAAATATTCGAAATTACAGCCTAACGATTTGATAAATGGAGTTGTACCTGAGCCCTTACCTAATTTAGATAAGGTTACTCAATTCCAACCCCTGTATGATGTCTTCAATACTTGTCATATTGAAAATATTATACACTGTCTTGATTTACTTTCTAAGTTTGTACTTAAATTGTTAAACAAGTGCACCCAGGAATTAACTAATTCATTAATAAAAGATAATGTACCAATTATCATGAATAAGTTAAATGATCTAAGTCCAGAAAGAGACTTACAATCGACTGAAGGTTTTACTTCCTTTTGTGTTAATTTCTCACACTATATCTCTGGACCATCAAAATATTTTATAATTGAAATATTTATGTCCATTGATAAAATTGAGAAATTAGGGGGTAAACCTTTTGCTGATAGTACTATTATATTTAATAATGTAGAAGATCATGAATCTTTTACATCTTTAGATATAAAACTTGATCGTGATACTTTAAAAATCTTGGACTCACTATCTCGGTGAGGTCAAGGTTTTATAAGTTTCACTAATAATCCGTATCTATCTAAAATCAGTTTTCAATCATTGAAAAAGTATGATTCAAAGATGATACGAGTTAATAGTTTTAAAATCAATTTTATCACTACGATTCTTCGTAACGATATTAATTGATATAAAAGCAATCAAGGTACGAATAGACAAAAGTCAAAATAGATAATCATTAATGATGATCTAATTGTGGAATTTACCTTCCCACAGTGAAAG